ATTTTGTTTTGTTGCTGGGACTTGTGGGAAGCTACCACCCTGAACCTGTCCCTGCTGTGCAGACATTATCGCAGCCTGCTCCGCGGACTGATTGATTTGTTGCCTTATCTCATCCTTACTTGGAACGTCAAGAAAGTCAAGCCACAAGTTCATGAGAGGTGCCTGAAGCTGCGGAGGCGCAACCTTCAAAATTTCAGTAATGTGCGTTGCCATATACTGTCGCTCACTACTGAACGGCGCCCTGAAGCTAACCACCAAATCTGCCTGCAAATTTTGCAAGCTGTTCTCAACAACAACCTGACCAGTTGTCGGATCAACCTTGGGCTGATTGATAGATAGAAAAGCAGCCTGTCCCTTGGCATCTGTTATCCTCAAAATCCTCGGCCCTCTATAATACTGCTTTATTAAATCCATCACCTCAATTGCCAATTTCTTTTCTGCATTCATTGCCGATTTCAGAAACAAAACCAAGGATGTTTGTGTCCCCTCCCTTCTAGCTTGGATTGCGGCTCCAGTCCTCGCATTTGTAGGCTGACCAATAGCATCACTATAAATCCCGCTGATCAGCCTGATCTCATTGATTGCATCCATCATCAATTCTAGATGCCCCTTAGCCAGCTCCAAATTCCTCAGCAGCTCGAAACTCCTATTCGGCCTTTTAACTATCACCCCCTCTGGATCTGCTAATTCCTCCCTCAAAGCATCCACATCAGGCACAGCTCCCTCGTCCATCACAACCTGATTCATATTCAAAAAGTGGATTGCCTTACTCCTCCTCTTATTAACCTCATCCTGCGGATCAATCAGATCAGCCACCATTCCTCTTGGCTCATACCTCTCATCATCCCAATCAAACACAACAGGCACATATGGGAAGTTGAAATGTTTGTATGGAGTCCTACTCTCATACAATACGAAGGGGCCGCATATGATGCTCATATATGGCACCCGCACAGGCGCCTCAACAAGCTGCTCCCCAGCTGCGACCAAACTAGAATGCAACTCTTCATCAAAGGGAATCAAGACATCCCCACTAATTATACAAGGAAGCCTCTCAAATTTATATTCCCACCATTCCATCAACTGCACCCGATCTAGAGTGCGGTCATACCACGCCCCGATGGAAGGGCCGACGGTCCTATCTTCCTCATTAACCATCTTCGGGTCAACATACATCCAATCAGGCATCCACATATCCTGATGAATAGCTTCATCAATTTGCTTCCTATATTCCGGAAAGGCTTCCTTCACCGCATCAACAGATGCCCACTTCACCCTGGCCATATACTGAGCATCTGACAAATCCATCCTCTTCGCAGAGGAATCCCAAATCATTTCATTCCAACCCACATAATCCACTTCAACCGGGTCAGCTGTAATAATCTGATTCCTTTGAGCGCACCACCAACCAATCCCGACATCAAAAGCATCTCTTGCAACCCACAGCCTCTTGGTTTCCACATCATTTATATCAAACACATAATCAATCACCTGGGCCATCATCCAGGCTTTCTCATTATCATCTCCTGATCTAGGCAGAACAGTAACAACCCTCTTCAAAGCATCAAACAAACTAATCACAAATCTCCTCACAGGAGCAATTTGATTATATACAATCGCAGGCTGATTCCTCTTCCTCAATACCTCCTTTTCTTCCTCCGTCCACTGCCTGCCCGCAACATACTGCTTACATTTGGAGCCAAGAGCAAAGAAGCTGCTCATCTTCTCCAAGCTCCGCTCCCACTTCCTGTAAGTATCCTCACTCACATAAATAGGCTTCGCCATCTAAATCACCCTCCACGAAAGGTGTGCCCTCCTGTATCTCTTCTTCCTATTATGCCACGCAGAAATCAAGGTTCCCCCACAATCATATTCGGTCAGCACAAGAGAGTCAGCCAAATCAGGAGAAAATCCCAACTCCTTCCGCATTGTAGCCTTATCAGCCACAACTAGCTGATTGCCCGCCCACTTTGCCTTCACACTACTCAATTCATCCACCAAATCCTCACTTGGTGGCAGGGCGATTTGCCGATTAGCTATCCTCTCCCTCAGCTGCCACCACAGCTCATCCCTCAATCTCCTCCATTGTTGGGGATCACTACTCCTCCATCCAACATTCACATCCACAACATTCTTCCCCAATTGCCTTAGCCTATCAGCAACTGGCCCACCTAATCCAACCGCATCAACATATATCACACTCTCATCCCTACCAGCCAGATTATCCATCACCCACTCACACATCACCATTGTGTCTTTCTCATATGTGTAAAGCTGCTCATCCACCCACAACCCATATCTCAGGGTCATCACAGTCCTATCCGGACCACTCCTGGCAACATCCAATCCAACAACCAGAGGCTCCTGCCTAATCTCATCCTTATCAAACTGATACCAATACTGCTGACATTCAATAATTTTGCTTCTTGATATCAGGGTATCTGCAGATTGGCGTGGGAATTCTCCCAAAACACGCACCCTGTATGGGTCGCTATCTACTCCATACTTATTTCTATAAAATTCAATGTATGAGGCATCAACATTTGGACTCTCTTCACTATTCCAGGTTAGGGTGAACCATCTATCCTTATCATGATGAAACACATCATAAAAATACCCACTATCTTTTGTGGGGTTTCCAATCAGCAAAACCTTATTATCTGGCCTTGTCAAGATACCTTCAAGAGGTTTGAATACCGGATCAGGCACACCACTTGCCTCATCCACTACAACCAAAAAATGATCTTCGTGGTAGCCAGCCAGTGTTTCTGCCTGTTCTTCCGGAGATGCCTTCACACTAGCTGTAGCCCCTCTAAAAAACCATGTACGCTTATGACCAGCTACATAAATCAAATCCTTCTCAACAACAAATTCATCCCTCAAAGGAGATTTCCTAATCCATTTAGCTACTTCTCCCCACAAAACATCATTTAATTGCCTAAATATCGGAGCGGTAGCTACACCCCTACTATGAGGGCGAGTGAGGAGGAACCACAAAATAATCCAACTTGCACAAGCATCCTTCCCTGTCCCATGGCCTGATTTGACAGCCATCCTCCTTTGGTGTGGGACAGCTCTCAACAATTCCTGCTGCTGTGGAGTAGGCTTTGCACCAAAAACCTGCTCCACAAATAGGCAAGGATTCTTCCTCCACTCTAATATGGTTTTGGCAGCAGCTTGCATCTTCACTCCGTGAAGGGGCCATCTAACATTTGCAGCAGCAGATTTTTAGCCCTTTCCAAAACAGCAATTGCATAATAAACATCTCCCTCACTACAGCCGACAAAGAGGGAGCCATGCCCATATTCTCCAATCACAACCACATCATCAAATGCACCAGCCTCTTTCAATGCCTTCTGCAAAATCTCTTCAGGCAGCACACAATTCTCCTCAATAGGCACTCCATCCGGGAAGGAAAGCACATTTTGACTCATCTTTTCTTCCTTACTTTGTGTTTTGGAGATAGTTTCGGCTCACCCTTCTTTCTTGTTGCATTATATATTTTAGCTGCCTTCTCCTTCGCTGCCTTCTCACTCATCCCTTCTTTCTTAAATTTATCCCTCATTGCTTCATATCTTCTCGGCATCACCTTTCTCCAACAATCTAATTAAGGCAGCCACCAACTTCTTGGCCATCTCCTTCTCTTGCCTAGTCAGGTGGCGAGCTACCTGGATCTCCAATAACACCTGCTTCGCCCATCGCGGAATCCCCACATTTCATACATCTCCTTAATTACAGTTTCAACATCACGTATAATGCAATCAACACCAGCAACGCAATCCAAACATTGCACTCCGTAGAAAGCAACATGGTGCAATATCCTCCTCCTCAACAATCCCCACCGGGATGTTATATGCCTAACCCTGTCCTGCACTTCCATCAAAATTGTCTCTTCCATCATCACACACCTGGAGATATGTCAGCATATCTAATCAAAGCGGAAGCGCCAGATCCACTTATTGCAACAGTTAAACCATTCCTAGCTCTGGCCCTTATATTGCCTTCTCCAATCTGCAAATCCTCTCCCCTTTACACTACTTGCTATATAACTTATAACATCCTCAATTTTGTCCCCTCCAACGTATGCTTTGCGCCAGTAGTATCCCATCACCCCCAACTGGGGGACATATCCCCATTCGAGTTGGTTTCGATTTTGTATAATTTCGATTGCTGCATTTAGGAAATCACATGTCGAACATGCTGTTTTTTTATCTGTAGTTTTCATCATAACCTTCCTTTCCTTTAAGGAGCATCTTGGCGGTGCGCTCTGCGCGCTGGGGTGTCTGCCTGGCCCACTTGCTATCCAGCGCCTCCCTATAGGCCCTCTCCCAATCAGCTTCGCCGATTGCCTTAAGCATCTTTTTGAACGCAAGCAGCTTGGCTCTGCCAAGCTGGTAGGCCATCGAAAGAAGCGCCATCTGTCTGGCTTCGCCAATCCTGTGCCACCATGGAAACTGCTTCGCAGCCCACTCAGAAAGCTCTTCAATATCCCTTCTGAGGAGCTCCTCACAGATGTCCTCAGGAAGCCCTCTATCTTCGATATTGTAGCCATAGCCGATGGTCCACTTCCCAGCAGTGCACTTATAGAGCTTGCTCCTGAAGCCCTCCTCCCGCTTAATAAGCTCTATGAGCTTTTCTCTATCCATCTCCCTGGCCCTCGTGTTCCACCAATTCCATGCGCCATCTATCTTAACATCCTCCCCGCCCTGAAGGACGGGGCTTGCCGCGCCATTCTGGTCAGCGTTTCGCGGTTAATGTCCCAGGCATCGCGGCGCACTTTAAGCGTCGTGTTGTAAACCCACCGACAAGCATCCAACGTGCGCAGCAAGGCAGCGCGTTGGGCAGCGGTGGGAAAAGGCGGTACTTGAATGTTTTTCGCATAGCCTAAGTATACCACTTATGTACTGGTTACGCAAACATAAGGCGCGCCTTCAGGAAGACCAGCTAAGCTAATCTCTTATAAGAGTAAACCAATATCTTCTAGACCTTTTCAGATTCTTTAGAAAGGTCTTGTATTGCTTTTCAGCC